CATATCGTCATGCCTAATCCGGACTTCACGCCGGGCATGGTGCTCGGGCCGGGGGCGATGCCCTTCTCGTCCATCTACATCGAAGTGCAGGACAAGCGGCCGCTGAAGCAGGGCGGCTACGACTGCTTCCCGTACGCCATCACGCGCTACACGCAAATGAGCGGCGAGACGTACGGCCGCGGCCCGGCGCAGTACGCGCTGCCGTCGATCAAGACGCTGAACGAGCAGAAGAAGACGGTGCTCAAGCAGGGCCATCGCATCGTCGACCCGATCCTGCTGGCGCACGACGACGGCAAGCTCGCCAACTCCACGCTGCGCGCAGGCAAGATGGTCGCCGGCGGCATGAGCAAAGACGGCAAAATGCTGATCGGCGCGCTGCCGAGCGGCAACCTGGCCGTCGGCGACAAGATGATGGAGATGGAGCGCGTCATCATTCACGACGCCTTCCTCGTCTCGCTGTTCCAGATCCTCGTCGACTCGCCGCAGATGACCGCGACGGAAGTGCTCGAGCGCGCCCGCGAGAAGGGTATGCTGCTCGCGCCGACCGCCGGCCGCCTGCAGGCCGAGTTCCTCGGGCCGCTCATCGAGCGCGAGATCCGGCTGCTCGCCCGCCAGGACTTGCTGCCCGACATGCCGCCGATCCTGCGCGATGCGTCGATCGAGTACCAGATCGAGTACGACAACCCGATGTCGCGCATGGCGCGCGCCGAGCGGGCGTCGGGCTTCATGCGCGCCCTTGGCAACGCGGCAGAGTACACGAAGCTGACCGGCGACCTTGAGCCGCTTGACCACTTCAACTTCGACGTGGCGATGCCGGCGATCCTCGACATTCACGGCACGCCGACGGCGTGGGTGCGTTCGATGGAGGAGATCCAGGCCCGGCGTGACGGCCGCGCGAAGGCTGCCGAGCAGCAGCAGCTGGTCGACGCCGCGCCCGCTATCGCGTCGGTGATGAAAGCCAACCCGCAACAAGGGAAACCCGCCTGACCGAACTTCTGGAGCAGGTCCGCAACGCGGTCTTCGGCATGCAGCACGCCTACCGCACGACCTTCAAGGGTCCAGTTGCGAAGACGGTGCTGAAGGACCTGGCGTTCTTCTGCCGCGCGCACGAGTCGACGCATGAGACAGACCCGCGCGACGCGGCGAAGCTCGACGGCCGCCGCGAAGTGTGGCTGCGCATTCAGCAGTACCTGCAGTTGACTGACGAGCAGTTGTGGGATCTCTACGTGAAGCGCCCGGCCAGCGAGGACTGATGTATCGCGATCGCAAGCAGGTCATCAGCAGCGAAGTCCACAATTTCGTAATGAACAACGGTGCGCTCGGCGACATGATCTCGTCGCTGCCGGCCGTCGTCTTCGCCCGCAAGTTCTACGTGCCGGACATGAAGCTGCGGGTGTGGGTCGCCCCCTGGCAGATGGATCTGGTGCGCCATCTCCTCGCGCCCTACGGCGAGTTCGAGATCATGGACTTGACAGCTTTCCCGATGAAGTGGGAGGACCGCAAGGCGCTTGACATCGGGCCGGTGTCCTTCAACGGAGCGCTGCAGGCGACGTTCACGCGCTGCCGCGTCCACATGGTCGACTACGCTTTCAACTTCCTCGTCAACGGCCGGCCCGAGTCGATGGAGCAGCGCAGCTATCCGACCGCGGCGCCCCTGTGCAATGAGACGGTGCCGGGCACACCGTATGTCGTATTCCCGGTCGGCGCCACGAGCGACAACAAGCTATTCCGCGCCAGCGTCTACGGCCCGATCATGCAGTGGTGCTTTCACCGCAGCTACGACGTCGTCGTAGTCGGCACGAAGACGAGCCACACGCACACCGAGATCGACGGCACGCTTAAGCCCGTCGTGCTGCGCGAGCAGACCGATATGCTGCCGGCACATATCCTCTCGAGGCTGATCGACATGCGCGAGAAGACCACGCTGCTGCAATTGCGCGACGTGCTCGGCAACGCGGCGGCCGTCGTCGGCGTCGACGGCGGCACGCTGCATCTCGCCGGCACGACCGACGTGCCGATCGTATTCGCCAGCGGCACGACGCTGCCGAAGCATCGCTACATCCCGCGTCACGGCAGTCAGACCTACAAAACCCGCTACGTAGGCCCGCGCGATCTCGAGTGCTACGGCTGCCAGTCGAACTGGCCGATGACGACGCTGCACTTCACGAAATGCGTGTACGGCGACAACGCCTGCATGGAACAGCTGCACCCTGACGATTTCATCACCGGGCTCAAAGAGCTCGGCCTTTAACCGGCCCCCAAGAGGATAAGCCATGACCGAACCTGTCACCCCGCCCGCAACTCCCCCTGCAACCCCGCCGGCCACGCCGCCCGCGACGCCTCCCGCAACCCCGCCGGCACCCGCGTGGCACGGCTACACCGACGCAGCCGACGTTGACTACGTCAGGAACAAAGGCTGGCAAGGGCCGCAGGACGCCGTCAAGTCCTACCGCGACGCAGAGAAGTACATCGGCCGCGACCCGAGCACGCTGCTCGTGCTGCCGCGCGCCGATGATCCGCAGGGCTTCCTCGGCGCGATGGACCGCCTCGGCCGCCCGGCCGACCCGACGAAGTACGAACTGGCGCGGATCGGCGAGCAGCCTGATCCGGTGTGGGACCCGTGGATGCGGCAGACCTTCCACAAGGCCGGACTGACCGCGGCGCAGGCGAAGCAGGTATCCGCCGAGCACGTCGCGTTCAACAAGGCGCAGTCCGAAGCGGCGACCAAGGCGTACAACGATTCCGTGGCGACCGACAAGGCGAAGCTGCAGGCCGAGTGGCGCGACGGCACGGAGAAGAACCTGGCCCTCGCCAAGCAGGCGACGGCCGCGCTCGGCTTCACGGGCGACATGATCGACGCGATGGAAGCGCAGATCGGCTACGCCGCGACGATGAAACACTTCCATGCGCTCGGGCAGAAAATGAGCGAGGACACGCTCGTCACAGCCGGCGATCGGGGCACGAACAAGTTCAACGGCGCGCTGTCGCCGGAGGACGCGAAGAACCAGTGGGCCGCGAAGCAGCTGGACCCGAACTTCCTTAAGGCCTTGACGGACACCACGCACCCGGGCCACAAGGCTGCGCAGCAGACGCAGACCGACCTGTTCAAGATCATGTACCCGGAGGGCTGATGGACGCCGACGAGATCCGTCTGCGCCTGATCGAAGCCGCCTGCCAGCATCCCGTCCCGCACAAGGACGGGTTTGCTGCGGGGGTTCTTGAGTCGGCGCGGAAGTACGAGGAGTATGTCATCCCGAAAATTTCGGGGCCGGTCGGCCTCGACGGCACGTTGACCGTTCGTAAAAAGGCCCTGTGATAGACTGATCTCGTGGTAGGCGACTCGCGGACAAGGCCACAGGCCCCCGCCAACATGTCGCCAACCGCGTGAGGCCCCCGCGAGGGATAAGCCGGCGAGCGCCAGCCTGATCGGTGCAAACGTCGTGACCTTTATCTCTTAACTAGAGGGGGGCATCGTGCCCGATTCGATTACAGTAGCATCAGTCCAGCAGTACAAAGCCAACGTCGAACTGTTGCTCCAGCAACAGTCTTCGCTGCTGTCCGACAAAGTGACCCACGGGTCCTACGTCGGCAAAAAGGCGTCGCTCGTCGAGCAGTTCGGCGAAGCCACTCCCGTCGAGCGCACTTCGCGCCACGGCGACACCCCGCTCCTCGATCTCTCCCAAGAAAAGCGTTGGGTCAGCCCGCGCGACTACGAATGGGGCTCGATGATCGACAAGCAGGACCAGCTGCGCGCCATCGTCAACCTTTCCAGCCCGTACGCGCAAGCGGCCTCGGCCGGCATGAACCGGAAGAAGGATGACATCATCCTGACCGGCTTCTTCGGCACGTCGCTGACCGGCGAAGAAGGCACCACGTCCGAGTCGTGGAGCACCACGTACGACGTCGGCGTCAACGTCGGCGGCACCGCTTCCGGCATGAACGCCGCGAAGCTGAAGAACGCGATCCGCCTGCTCATCACCGCGAACAAGCAGGAGCTCATGGAGCCGGTGTTCGGCGCCATCGGCTCGTACGAGCACGATTCGCTCCTGGGCGAGATCCAAGTCATCAACAAGGACTACAACGGCGGAACCGCCGTCCTTGTCGACGGCAAGGTGTCGCGCTTCATGGGCATCGGGTTCACCATCACCGAACGCCTGGTCATCGCGTCGGGCAACCGGCAGATTCCGGTGTGGGTCAAGTCGGGTGCGCATCTCGGGACGTGGGCGGAAGAAACCGTCGTCCGCATTTCCGAGCGTGCCGACAAGGGCTACGCCAACCAAGTGTACGTCAGCATGACGATGGGTGCTTGCCGCACGCAACTCGGCAAGATCATCAAAGTCCTGTGCGACGACCAGATCTAAGGGGATACTGACATGGCTCTTGTTTCTACTTCGCAAACCGTCACCGACCAGTCGGCGACGCCCCCGGTCAAGGTCAACTCGCAAGAGAAGGGCGGGGTCGTGCGCATCGCGCACGGCTTCCTCGCCGCCGCCAGCTTCGTCGGCGGCACGACCGCGCAGTGGTACACCTTCGTCCGCGTGCCGGTTCGTGCTCTCATCAAGAACATTCTGATGTTCGGCGCGACCACCACCAGCGGCGCGGTGAAGTGCGGCCTGTACCGGCCGGACGGCATCGCGATCGACGACGACGTCTTCGCGACCGTGTACGACATGGCGGCCGAGAAAGACGGCGCCAGCCTGCTCGTGACCCCGACCGCCACGCAACGCCTGCAGTCGATTCGCGATGCGTACGCTGTCGCGATCACGACCGCCGGCGCCACGGGCGATGCGGAAGTCGACATCGCACTCACGATCGTTACCGTGCTTGGCGGGTCGGTCGATCACGGAATGATGGTCGAGTACGTTCTGCCGGAGTAATGGCAACGCCGGGGAGCTTCGGCTCCCCGGCACTTTTTAGGAGTGCCGCATGGCGAACGAAGCAACCGTTTTCTCTCTGACCACGACCGAGATGGCGACTTCCGTGGCGGGCACCGCCGACGGTTTCGACGTGGACGTGGCGACGGCCAACGCCGCCGCTGTTCCGGCGAGCATCGACATCGGTCTGTATATCCTGAAGGCCAAGTACGAAGGGGCCGACGGGCGCAGCAGGCTCATGCAGCATCTCGAAAAGCTGAAGAACAAGATCGCGACGTCAGCCTGGCCGGCCATCTAAGATGGGCCGCATAATCAAGGTCGACTCGACGGCGATGATTCGCCTGGCGGACACGACCGCTTTCACCGCCGGCGACGAAATCAGCAACCACGCGACCGCGGGCTCCGTGGTGCGGCCGGTGTTCAACCTTGACGGCTTCAACCGGGGGCGCATCCTCGGCGCAGGCCTCGGCATCTCGTCGAACGGCACCATCGTCATCACGGCGCTGAACCT